GATTATAAACATTTAATCTGAGCGGGGCGAATGATCCGACGCGATGTTGTTGAAAAATATTTTCCGCTTTACCCTGAAAAGGATAAATGCTTGGACGACGGAAGCGCTCGAAATATGTTTGGAACTCAATTCATTGAAATTCAAAACACCGAAGACGATTTAGTTGTTGATATTAAAAGCGATGTGAATATTTGGTCTTTTGAATTTTTTGAGAGCGAAAAGAATAACTTTGAAACGTTGAATATTAACGACGAAACGTTGACAAAATTAATTGAATTATGAAAAGCGAATTACTTGACAAGCGTATAATTATCGAATCGGAAACGGAATCGCGGAACGATTACGGCAACCAAATTAAAACGTGGTCAACATTTGCGACGGTTTGGGCGGGAATAAAATTGAACATCGGAAAAGAAAGTTTCCAGGCTTCGGAGCGCGTGAAAGAAAGAATTGTTGATTTTAAAATTAGGTGGCGCGAAGATATAACGACGGAAATGAGAATTCAATATAAATCAAATTATTATCAAATCGAAGATGTTGTTGAATTGGGGCGCGAAGACGGTTTAATTGTTAGGGGGTCAAGATTATGGCAAACGTAAAATTCGGATTGGTTGGGGCTAAGAAGTTAGAACAAAATTTGTTAAAGCTTCAGAAAATAGCTGATTCGCGAAGTCCTGGAAGTAAAGCAATAGGAAAAGCGTTGAACACGGGGTTAAATCCGATTCAAAAAGAAGCAAGAAATAACACGCCAATTGATTCAGGAATTTTAAAAAAGTCATTAAAAAAGAAAACATTAAAAACCCGAAGTCGGAATTTCTTTGCTAAAATATTAGGTTACGCGGCAAAATTCAAGTCAAAAAAACAAGATGTTGCTGCGGGTTACGCGGGAATTCAGGAACAAGGGACAAAGAATATAAAAGGAAAATTTATGCTTGAAAAAGCTTATGAATCAAAAAAACGCGCAACGATGAAATCAACTTTGGATAAACTTTCGAAAGAAATAAAATCCGAAATTGCAAAAATAAAAGGTTAAAATAATGGTTGGAAAAGTTATATATAATTTATTGAGTAATTCGGCGGAATTAACTACATTAATCGGGGATAAAATTTATTCTTCAGTTTCGTTAAATGAAACATTAATTAATTACATTGTTTACCAAAAGAACGGAACAACTCCGACAAATTGCAAGGACGGGCGTTCAACTTTAGATATTTTAAATTATGATATTTTAATTTTTGCGGATAATAACGAAACCTTAAATAATATTGCTTTAGGTGTTCGGAATACGATTGACCATTATTCGGGCGTTAATTCGGGGTTAACCATTGATAAAATTATTTATCAAGGCGAAGACGATGACTTCGACGAAACGGCGAATATTTATTTCAAATCGGTTTCCTATGAAATAAGGTTTAAAAATATTTATTCAACTTTACAAAGACCGACAAATTTAGTTTTAACGCCGTCTTCAGCAACACAAATCGATTTAACGTGGACGGACAACGCAAGCGGGGAAACGGGATATAAAATTTATAGGTCTGAAGATTTGATTAATTTTACTTTAATTGATACAATCGCGGCGGACTCAACAAGCTATTCCGACACGGGTTTAACGACTGCAAAAGTCTATTATTATTATGTTGTTGCGTATGGTTCAAACGGCAACGGATACGCGTCGGAAGTAAAAGCGAATCGAACGAATTAAAACATTAAATTTGTGTTATGGCTGAAACAACGGGAAAAATAAACGGGACGGACTTATTAGTGTATGTTGGAGGGGTTGCGATTGGTTGTTGCACTTCGCATTCAATACAAATGACAACGGCAACGATTGACGTCACAACAAAAGATTCGGCGGGTTGGTCTGAAATAATTTTGGGAGTTCGTAATTGGTCAATTTCGGGGGACGGTTTGGTTGAGTATAATGCAACTTACGGTTTTAACGATCTAGTTACCGCCTGGAAGAATCGAACTTTAGTTACTTTAACATTTAAAACCGCGAATGAAAGCGATAAAGTTTTCACGGGGTCGGCTTATATAACAGACTTAACCGAAGATGCTGCAATGGAAGACGCAACAAGTTTTTCTTTTACATTCGAGGGAACGGGAATTTTGAGTTATGCGGTCGTTGCTTAACGCAACTAACAATTTTAAATATTAAATTTGTCAATATGAAAGTATTTTTAAAAAAGAAATTCAAACAATTCAATCGAGGGTCGGACGTTATCGTTACGTTTGACGAAGGAAACGAATTGATAAAAAAAGGGTTTGCACAACTTGATCCGATTCAGGAAGAAGAAAAAGAAGTTGAAACAATAAAAACAAATAAAAAGATTAAATAATGGCAACAACGGGAAAAATAAACGGGACTAATTTATTAGTTTATGTAAATGGAACGGCTATCGCTTGCGCGACGAGTCATTCACTTTCAATGTCAATGAGTTCAATTGATACAACTTGCAAAGATTCGGGGGGTTGGACTTCTTCAATCGCGGGTTTAAAAGAATGGTCAATTGACGGCGAAGCGCTGACAGAATTTGACGCAACATACGGTTTTAATGACTTGGTTACAATTTGGAAAGCGGGAACGGAAGTTACGGTTCGATTTTCAACAAATGTAACGGGCGACAAATATTTCGAAGGAAAAGCATACATCACGGATTTAAGCGAAGACGCTGCAATGGAAGATGTGACGACTTATTCTTTTACATTTCAAGGAAAAGACGAATTGAATACTCCAACATATACTTAATAAATGGTTTTAGACGGACAAAATTACAAGTTGCGATTCACGAATCGCGCTTTAATTAATATTGAAAAAGAACTTGGAATCGGAATATTATCATTGATAAAAGATTCTGAAAGAATGTCAAGAATGGAAACAATGCAAGTTTTTATTTGGGCGGGAATAAGTTCGGACGATGTGAGTTTAGACGATGTTATTGACGGGGTTGATTTGGGGAATTACGAAAGTATATTAACCGAAATAACACAAGCGTTTAACGAAGCGTTTAACGTTGGTAAAGAAAAAAAAAAGTAGATAACTAAGGCGCTGAAGAAGAATCCCTTGACGAATGGGATTGGTTCGAAGCGCAAAAGGTTGCATACGGGTTTTTAAATTTAAAACCGAATGAGTTTTGGGACTTGCAACCGTTCGAATTTCTATTGATGAAACAAGGGTTTGAACTTAAACGTGAATATGAAGAAGCGTTGCACGTTCAGACCCTTTCTGTTTTAAGACATATCGGCTATACGGTTTATGCGGTTGCACCGAAAAAGAAAGGACAAAAGAACGTCGCAATTGAAAAATATTTACCTTTACAAACGGACAACGTTACAAAATCAACGCCCGCAACGAATGAAGATTTTGAAAGAATAAAAAAGTTGCACAAACAAAAATTTGAGAAATAATGGCAAATTCATTTATTGGACGTATAAAAGTAATGCTCGGACTCGATTCGGGTCAATTCGAAAAAGGCGTTAGCAAATCAAAAAAAGAACTTTCGGGGTTTCAAAAATTTTCAAAGAGTTGGGCGGGGAAAATGACGGGAATTTTTGCGGGAGCGTTCGCGATAAGTAGTTTGAAAGATTTCGGCGTTGAAGCGGTTCGACTTTCTGGGCAAATGCAAGGTGTTAAATCGGCGTTTCAAGGTTTAAACGACCCTACATTGTTAAATAAATTAAGAGAGGCAACGAAAGGAACGGTTTCGGATTTGGAGTTAATGAAAAACGCGGTAAAAGCGAAAAATTTAGGTGTTCCGATTGAAAAATTAGGAACTCTTTTCGAATTTGCACGAAGAAGGGCAAAAGAACCGGGCGAATCAGTTCAGTTTCTTACTGAAAGTATTGTTACGGGTATAGGTAGAAAATCCGTTTTGATAATGGATAATTTAGGGATTTCAGCTTCAGCATTAGCCGCAGAATTTAAGAAAACGGGCGATTTTGGTTTGGCGTCCGCTAATATTGTAGAATCGGAGTTGAAAAAAATGGGGGCGGATTTAGACACAACCGCCGAAGCAACTGCGAGAGTTTCGGCAAGTTGGGAAAATTATATGACGGTTTTAGGCGGTCAATCAACGGGGATCATAAACACGGTTTCAAAGTCATTAAATAATTTATTAAATTCAATAACAGAAACAGACCAAGCAACCGCCGCAGCGGGTAAATTAGGATTCGGACGGACGGCATTTAGTGAATTGGATTCTGTGACGCAAGGTTTTGTCGAGTTTAACGCTCAAATGGTTTTAAATGCTGCGCAATTTGCGGAAAATGAAACAAATGTCAACCGCTTAAAAAAGGCAATGGCTTTTTTCAAAGAAGAATCAAAAAAAGTAAATCAAGGAACAGACGAAGGACGGGTTAAAATGATAAGTTACGCCGAAGCAATGGCAATTCTTGATAAAAGAATAAAGAATTTAAACGGCGCAAACGCAATTCCTGAATTAACCGACGCAGAAAAAAAATTAGCTTTAGAAGCAAGGAACGCTTCGTTGAATATTGATTCATTAAAAGATTCGGTCAAGGGTTTAGATACAAGGGGGGGAACGGAAGCAATTTCGGAAATGTCTGACAAAATCAACGAAGAATTTAACCAAACAAAGCCGTTAACTTTACACGTTCCCGCAACGTTGGATTTAGCTATTACAGATACAAGTATCGGCGAAGAAGTTATCACGGGCGAAATGATAAGACTCGGCGAACGCGCTTCAGAAGAATTAACAAACGCTTTACAAGGGACGGCAAATTTAATGATTGACACGCTCGGCGAAGCTTTTTCGGGGGCTGATTGGAATTCAATTGCAAGTTCGTTTTTAAGTGGTTTCGCTGATATATTAATGCAATTCGGTAAAATGATGTTAACGCTTGGTTTAGGGCTTGAAGCATTTAAAACTTCTTTAGCTTCATTAAATCCCGCCGTTGCAATTGCGGGCGGGGTTGCTTTAATGGCGGTTGCGGGGGGAATAAAGACAATGTTAAAAAATTCAGCGAAAAGCGGTTCGCCTGGAAGTGGTGGAGGTTCAGGTAGTGAACAATTTATTCAAAGTTATTCGGGCGGTCAAAATAGGGAGTCGGGCGAAAATTTACGGTTCGTTTTAGAAGGAAAAAATTTAGTTGCTGCGACAAATCGTTATGCAAATTCAAATCGTTTAACTACATAACATATGGCTTACGGCTTAAAATATACAAACAATTTTATCGGTTACCCTGAAAACGTTGAATATCGCGTTGAAATATACGAAGAAGGTTTCGCGGGGGCTGATTCGGAAGTTTTAATTTCAAACACAAATTTGTCAAGGGGCGATTCGGATATGTTAACGCCGATTAAAGGGTCTGAATTTTCAATTGAAATCGAGAATACAACCGACTTCGAATTTGAAAATGAATTTGGAACGGCTAATTACGGGGACTTTTTCGTTAAGCTTATTAAAGACCCTTTAGGTGCAAATGATTTAATGTGGCAAGGTTACAACATTCCGAACACTTATTCAGAACCTTACGAGCAACTTCCGTATTTTTCAAAAGTTAATTTTAATTGTGGTTTAGGACATTTAAAATTTAAGAAATTTCAGATTAGTAAAAACAATTTTTATTCAGGTAAAAAAGCAATTTTGGAAGTGTTACGAATTTGCTTAAATGCTTTGCCGAACGCTTCGGGCGTTGGTCAAGGAATCCGCGAATCAATTAATATGTTTGAAACAAGTCTTTATTCAGGCGCTCCAACAACTTCGGATTCAATGATTAATTCGATATATGTTGACGTTGGAATGTATAAAGAAGTTGAAAAAGTTGTTGAAGACGAATTCGGGGGGGCGGCTTTAGAGTATTTAAACGGTTGGGAAAATTACAAAGTTTTAGAAGAAATATTAAAAGTATTTAATGCGCGGATTTATTCTTGGCGTGGTAAATGGTATATTGACCAAATAAGGGAGCAAAAGACATCGCCGATTTATTACCGTGACTTTTTGCCGCGCGTTGGTTCTGAATCAACTTTAACGGTTGACGGTTCGGGTTCTTACGGTCAAAATCAAACCGTTAACAGAACGACGTTAAATCCAACATCGGAAGGCGAAATCACTATTATTCCCGCTTTAGAAAAAATTAGATATATTTACAACGTTCAAAATATTGATTTTGCAAATAATAATTTAATTCAAAATCCTTATTTCAATAGTCAAACGGGAACGGGCGGTTCGATTGAATATTGGGACTTTACGGGCGTTGACCCTTCAACGTATGAATCCGTTGTTCATCTTTCTTCAACAACAAATTCGGGAAATTATTTTTCTTTTGATCCGTCAGTTGTTGAGAATGCGGCGACCTACAATTCGGGAATATATATTTCACAAACAAAAAACGACGTAGCCGTTGCGGGAACGGTTGATTCGTTGAGGTTTAATTCTTCAATTTTTTGTGCAATGTATTGGGTTGCTCCTCCCGCAATTTTTAATTTATCAACTCAACAAAACGATTTTATTCGAAATAATTTAACCGTAAAAGTTCCGATTCAAATAACGGCGGGAATCAATTATTTGCAAAAAAGCGGCGGGCCATATCCGTGGACGACAACGGCTTCATATATTATTTTTGAAACAAATATTTTTTACGATTTCGCGGGGGTTGTTCCAGGTGCGGGCGGATATGCCGTCGGCGATGTTAATTTAACATTCGACACGCCCGCGTTTCCAAGTGACGCAATCGCTGATATTCAATTGAAAGTTTTTCAGCCGTTCCATAATGCGAACGATTGGACGGTTTCAACAATGATTTTCAGCCAAGTTTTATTTAATGATATTTCGCTGATATATATGTCAAACGGCGAAGCGATTGAAAACACGGTTATTTTAGAACAAGTAATTGACGAAGAAGCTGAAACGGTTGAAATGGAATTTTATCACGGCGACGGGGTTTCGATAATTAGTCAAGGTTCGCTTCGTTTAGCTTCAGGACTTCCGACGTCAGAATGGGCGCGTTTTGGAGTTGTTGAAACAAAAGGAATCGAGGAAATTTGGATTGAAGATATTTCAGAACTTCGACAAAATTATATTCGACAATTAGATTGGAGTTTGTACGGGTTTTTAGAAATGTATAACACAATCGTTCATACGGTTTCGGGAGTTACAAAATATTATTTAATTAATGGTTTTAATTGGTCGCCCGAATCTTCAATGTTCAACCTTTCATTAAGTGAATTAAAAACGGGGTCAAGAAACGCTTTTACTCCGACGTATAGAACCGCTTTTACACGTTTGAACCCTTTGAATGAAATAGGAATTAACATTCCTGAAAAACCTTTAAATGTAGCGAATCAACGTTTATCACTTTCAAACACAACAAATATAAACACCGTTTCAACTGATTCAACTTTATATTATAAAAAGACGGGTTACGTTGGTTACTATACATTTAACGAAAACGACGCGACAACGGTTCGCGATTATTCGCAAAAGGGTCAAGACGGAACGGGAGCGAACATAACAATTTCAGACACAACACGAACTTACGGAAAAGACGCGATTTTTAACGGAACGACATCGACTTTAATTTTTAGCGGAATAACTGATTTCGATTCAATTAGTCAATTAGGAATTAGAGCGGCGATAAATTTAACAAGTAACACGGCAACGGACACTATTTTAAATATTCCAGGCGTTTTTAAATTACAATTTGACGGAACGAGTTTAATTTCAACAACAACAACGGGCGCGGGCGACTATGTTAATGCTTGTAATATTGCGGCGACGGGTACGTGGTACGATGTTTACTTTTATTGGTCGGCGAATAGCGCCGTTTTATATGTAACGGATAACGGCTTGATTAATGAAATTTCAACGGTTGCAACTTCAGGAACAACGAACGTTATCGGAACGGTTAATTACTATTTAGGTTATGACGGTTCGTCAAATCACGCGGCGTTTAAATGTAATGAACTTGCAATTGCAACAACAACTTTTTCAGCTAAAAATTTAACGTCGTTCGAAAACGAACAAAACGGAATTTTATTGACGGACTTCGGTTCGGCTTTTGAGGTGGGCGACATTATCGCGGCGAATTGGGAAAACGATTTAATTTCCGCAATTGTGACTTATGTCGGGACGAATGAATTTAAAATTTTACCCGTTGACGGGGCTTTTCAAGCGGGACAAATAACACCTGAAAGGGCGGGTCATATTTGGGACACGACGCGTCAATGGCAATTTATAATAAATAATGTTCCGTCGATTTGCTTTTATGACGGAATAAGCTTGACGACTGAAATCGCTTCAGCAAGCAAAAAACTATATTGTTTAAATACAAACGGAATAATTAAAACCCTTATTTCAAAAAGTTCAAATTATACGTTAACAAATACGGACGAAATTATTTTAGTTGATTGCACTTCTTCGGACGTTACAATTACAACCCCGCCGACAGAAGACGCAACACCTACGGGAAAAGTATTTGAAATAATTGACATCGGGAACGCAAATCCGAATCATTGCATTGTTGCGGGGGGCGACTATACAATTAACGGCGAAACATCTTCAACAATAACAGAACCTTACGAAGTTCGAAAAATAATTTTCACGGGTACGGAATACATTTTAATATAAAAAATATGAGCATATTCAAAAATATAAAAACAAGTTACGACGATACGTTCAACATTGATGCGTTTGGGCGTTTAAGGGTTTCGGAACTAACAACACAATTCGACGGCAAACAATTACACGACGAACTTCCTTTGTATTACGACACTGTTGAGATAGGAACGGGAAGCGCTTCGCATTCAACCGCAAACGCCGAATCGACATTGACAACGGCGGCTTCGTCGGACGTTGTTATTAAACAGACTAAACAAAAATTCAATTATATGACGGGAAAATCGGCAATTGGATTTTTAACTTTTAGAAATTTTGATTCTGAAACAAACATCACAAAACGGGTCGGATATTATAACGGAAAAGCGATTTCGCCTTATACGTCAAATTATGACGGTTTTTATTTAGAATCAACCGATTCAGGAATTAATTTTTGTATTGCAAAAAATGGGACGGCAAACTCAATCGCTCAATCGAGTTGGAACGGCGACAAAATGGACGGAACGGGCGCTTCAAAAATAAATTTAGATTTAGAAAATGAAGACGGCAATTTGTTGTTTTGGTTTCAATTCGAATGGTTGGGAGTTGGTGCGGTTGAATTTGGTTTTGTTTATAACGGGGCTTTTTACACAAGTCATAAAGAAGACCACATTTCAACGGACGGGGTTTATATGGAAAGCCCTAATCATTCATTAAGATATGAAATTGTTCAAAGCGGGGCGGGGTCGGGAACTTTTAGAATGATTTGTTCGACTTTTAATACCGAAGGGGCTATTAATTCAATCGGTAAAGACGGGGGAATCGACGACGACGGGACGCATTTAAACGCACAAAACACATCGAATTGGTATTTTGCGCTTGGTGTTAAATTACAAACTTTAAAAACCGACACAATTGTTGATTTATTGAGTACTTTTTTATTTGCTAACACAAATGACGATTTTTTATTCAGAATTTGTTTAAATCCGACGTATGCGGGGACGGTTACATATACAGATATTGATGACTATTCAATTAGCTACGGATTAGGCGCACAAGCAAACACTGTTTCGGATTTCGGTCATATATTGAAATCAGGTATTGGCGTTAAAAATTTAACAACAAATTTCGATTTTAAAAGCGCAATTCGTTTAGGTCAATTTATAGACGGTACACTTGACGAAATTGTTGTAATGGTTAAACCGTTATCTAATGGTTTAGACATTCATCGCGCTATCAATTGGAGAGAATTATCTTAAAATATAAAAAGAATGGCAAATATAACAATTGTAAAAAGTGGAAATAGTATTGTAGTAGATTTTGGAGTTTATATTGCTTCAAATCAAATTGACTATTTAAAAAGTAGTTATTTAGCTTCTGATTTATCATTTATTTGTTTAATGAAAGATTCAAGTTATATCGAGTTGAAAATGACGAACGCCCATTCACGAAAAAGGTGGTTGTTAACGTATGATTCAGCTTATTCAGGCGACGAATATTTTATTATAGATTCAGTTGACGGTATTGCGCCGTCAAGCGAATCAGATTTATTTGACAAGTTAACGGCGTTAAGGGGTTAAATTATTAATTTTATAAAAACTTTTTTATTATGGTAGGTTTACAAGGTCGCGGATTCGCGCAAAACGGAATGGAAATAATTGACGATACTTCGGCGCATACGGGGTTAAATTATTATTTAATAGTGCCGCGCGAAGACACGGTCATTTCAGTATGTACGGGAGAGGACGCGCAAGGGAACGCCGTTGATTTTAAAACGGTTAACAATTGGGACGGAACGGTTACGTCGACTGATTTATTGGCGGTTCAAGCAACGCACAAAATTACGGCAATCACTTTAACAAGCGGGTCAATACAATGTTTTTAAGTCCGTTTAAAAATACGTCGCCATTCGCGGCGGGACGTGGAAGTAATAGTCTTTCTTACATTTTTAGAGATTTGTTTCCTGGTTCTTCTTTAGATTTATCTAAATGGGATGTTGATAATACGGGCAACGGCGTTACTTTTTCGGTTAATAATAGATTTGAAATTGATTGTGACCATTCGTCGGGAGTTAATCAACCTGTAAAAGACCATAACATTACAACGGTTGACACTTTTGACCAAAATTATTTAGTCCTTATTAGGAAGCATAAATGGGCAAACGCTACAACCGCAAATAGCCAATATGAAACGGGTTTTATGTGGGGCGACCAAGACCGTATTTATGTAGGTAATAATAAGTCAGACGAGGGAATGTTTGCAAGTATAAAATATCTTAATGTAAACGAATATTTTGACGACACTATATTGCCAAGTATGGACTCATATTTTATGCATGTTTTGGATAGGAACAACGATTTATGTTCTCTTTATTGGTGGAAAGATACGGGTTGGAGTGCTATCTTTGAAGACATTGACATTTCAACTTATAGTTATGTTGGCGACCCAAAAATTATTATTGGAGTTGGTGGAGAAAGTACCGCAAGCACGGGGGGCGATAATGGTTATTTTGATGATGTTTATTTATTAGCAAACAAAATAACAACAAGAACACCTAACGGCTTATCTCCTTTTACATACAATACAAAATCGGCTTATTTAAACGGAACAGATTCTTATATT